GGTAAACTAATGAGAGCAATAGTAAAAAGTGCTAAGAATGTTAATGAACTATACAACCAGTTTATTGATATTGATAACATGACTTGGAAGCAAGTTGATGAATTTTATGCTGACACATACATAATTCAAGAAGCTGAATATCATTTAGACATATGCCAAGAAGAAATACAAAGCTGGGAAAGCGATGAACCTGATTATGCAATGTATAAAAAAGATATTATGCAACTCAAAAGATTTATCAAAACCTGGAAACCTAAATGTCAACCACATAAGAATGATGGTAAATCATATGAAGAGTTAGAAGCAATGATAAAGGGAGCAAAGTAATGGAGAAAGTAAGACTAGGAGTTAAGTTTTCAAAAACAAAATATCTTGTAGACGAGGTCATACATTTTGGTGAAGTTGTCCAGGCTGACCAGCCTTTTGAAGGTGACCTTAACGATAGATATGTAAAGTTTTGTAATGGTATCAAAAAGGTAACGGCATCAACTATGGTTGATGTAGACGTATTTGTTGAGTTTTATAAAGACATGATGAATAGAGCAAGCATAGATTATCTTGAAGATAATTATTATCATGATGATGAGGAAGATACCTACATCAGAAAAGGTGGTGAATACATTTACAAAGTTGCTAAATCTCTTGCCAAAAAACATAAATCAATACTTAAGGGAGCAAACTAATGATCTATTGTGCATATGTAAGAGTATCAACAGATACCCAGGATGTTGCAAGACAAGAGAATGAAATCAAAAAATGGCTTGGTGATACAGATCACCAGGTCATATGGTTTAAAGAGCAAGGGGTATCAGGTAAAGTTGCACCTGAGAAAAGACCTGAACTGTCAAAGTGTATTGATACTGCAAGAGCCACAAAAGGTACATTGATTGTAGCTGATCTTGATCGTTTCTCCAGGACTGACTGGCACACTTTGAAGTTCTTTGATCAGACACTTAAAAGAGGGAAGATAAATCTTATTGTTGTGAATGATCCTACAATCTCAGAAAGTAAAGATAAGTTTGCTCTTAAAACTTTATTTGCTGATATGGAAAGAGAAAAGATATCTGAAAGAACAAAGTCTGCTTTACAAAAGATTAAGGATGATATCGAGAAGAATGGTCAATACCAAACCAAAGAAGGTAGGATTATTACGAAGCTTGGATGCCATTCTAATATGGACTATGCTAGGTCTAAGTCAGCAGAAGTTATAAAGTTACAAGCTGATCTTAGAGTTAAAAATATTGAATCAGTCGTAACAAAATTATTAAGTGTTGGAGATAGCTATAGAAAAATAGCTGACCAACTTAATCAAATGGGAGCAACTACTGCTAGAGGTGGTAAGTGGTATGCTTCTACAGTAAGCAATGCAGTCAAAAGATTGGAGAAAAACTATGCTTAAATTTATAAAAAATTATGGTGTATATGTAGCTGAATTTATCTTAGCTATTATACTCCTGGTTGTTATCTATTATGCAGTACATTTTTTCTGTTTGATAAATGATCGATGTTATAACTTTTACTTTGGGAGTTTATGATGGCTAAATTTTCAGATGATCGATTTGAAATTGGTGCATCAAGAGTACCAGCTCTTGTCTTGGGTAAAACAAGTTTTACTACAAATGAAAGAGAAAGATTAAAAACAATTCATGCTCAACAAGGTATACCAACTATTGAAAGTGACTTTGGTAAAGATGCTAAAAAAAGAGGTAACTACCTGGAAGGTGGTATTATTGAATGGGCAGTCGATGAGCTTGAAGAACAAGCAAACTTTGAAACATCAATACAATTAGGTAAAGTAACTCATGGGTATCGATTAGATGATTTAAAACTTTGTGCTTCTTTAGATGCTATATTAAATGTTGAGGGATCATTAGTTCTCCAAGACCCAAAAACTAGAGGTCACATGGAAGTAACTGGCATGGGAGCTTTGGAGATAAAGACGAGCAACAGTGATGATACTCCCAGGATTGATCAAGTCATACAACTTCAAACACAACTCATGTGTTCAGGTTTTAAGTGGGGTATCATAGCCGTCTTTGGAAAACAACAAAGATTATCTTTAACACCTTACAAAGCTGATTTAGAAATGCATGATATTATTAAAGATAAGGTTAAAGAGTTTTGGAACAAGGTTGAAAAAAATGAGCCTTATCCATCTCTTGATAATGGTCCAGCTTACACGATAAATCTTGATCATATTGATACAAAAGAAGAAGTTCTTCAATTAAGTTTAGATTGGCTTAAAGCTGATAATGAAATCAAAGCTTGGACAAAAACAAAACAAGAATGCCAGGAAGCATTAGAAATAGTTATGAAATCTAATCAAGCTGAGATTGCTGAGATAGGTGAATTTAAAATATTAAATCCTATCATTAAAAGGAAGGCACAACCTGAGAAAGTTGTACCAGCAAAACCACCAAGTTATTACAAAAAATTTAAAATAGAAAGGAAGAACGATGAATAACTTACCAACATTAAATCCAACCAACCTGACTGAAGCAGTTGAGTTTGCAAAGTTTATCGCAACATCAGGTCACATTCCAAAACAATTCCAGGGCAAACCAAATGATATCCTGGTAGCTATTCAATGGGGATACGAGATTGGACTTGCTCCAATGCAAGCTCTTCAAAATATTGCAGTCATCAATGGTAGACCTTCTTTATGGGGAGATTCATTGATTGCAGTTTGTAAACATCATTCTGATTGGAGAGGTATAGAAGAAACTTACATTGAAGAAGAAGATAAAGCAGTCTGTATTGTTAAAAGAAATGTACATGGTAAGATAGAGACAACCAGGTCAGAATTTTCTTACAAGGATGCACAAAAAGCAAAACTGGCGAATAAACAAGGTCCTTGGCAAGACTACCCAAAGAGAATGATGCAACTTAGGGCAAGAGGGTTTGCTCTTAGGGATGCATTTCCTGATGCAATCAAGGGATTAATTACAGTAGAAGAAGCACAAGATTATCCAACTGAAAAAGAAGGCGATATAAAGACCATACACAGCGATAATCAGTCTGATGTGATAGAAGACATTAAAAATAAAGTTAAGTCTCTTGAGGGAGCTGAAAAAGCCATTAAATACACTATGTATTTTATAGGCAAGAAAAGTCCAATTATTTATGCCAACGCTAATGATTTTATTAATAAATACATGGAAGTTGTTGCTGATATATACAATTCAGAATATTCCAAGGAGAAAAAATCTCAGTTTATGGATGAGTTAAGAACAAAGAACATGGCAACAATAAGTAGTCTTAATGAAATATTACAATCTGAAATGGAAATACAAATGGGAGAGTTCAATGTCTCAAATAAAAATACCAATGACCAAACCTCAAGCTAAACTATTTAACTTTATGCAAAGTTATTATGACTTACATGGTCAGATGCCATTACAAAGAGAGATGGCTGAAAACTTTAAGTGTTCTAAACCAACAATCCAATTCCATCTCAAAGGTCTTGAGAAAAGGGGATGGATTAGAAGAATACCAGGAGAAACAAGAGCTATTGGTCTAAGTGATAGCTTGCATTCTTCTGACTAATCTATCGGCTCTCGTTGTTACTTGTTTGTACCAGCGAGAGTCCATCATCTGATTACCAGCTTCAATCCAATCACGACCATCAACTGCTTGTTTCATTTTGTGAAACCTGGACAATCTTGGTCTACCCATATTGAACATCATATTAGCTATGATCTGTTGTGCTTCTTCAGGAAGATCATCGAAGTCATTGTAGAGTAAACGACATTCACCAAGAGTAACTTGTACATCCTGGTCAAATAATTCATTTACTCTTTCATCATCGATATGTGTGCCAACCTCCAACCCATGTTCAGGATCATCTTCTGTAATTAAATGACCTATCCCACAAGTAGGTAAACCTAAATGATCTAAATAGATTTCATTCTTTACACCTTCATCAACCTTCAAAGTCTCTCGAAGCTGATCGATATCCATTAGGCTGAAGCTTTCTTTTTCTTCTTAAACATTCTAAGCTTTTTGAAATCAGATGCTTCCATCTTCTTTTTATTGCCTGAAATCTTCGCAATCTTTTTTTGTTTTGGAGAATAACTCCCATAGTTACCTGGCATAATTTTATCCTTTCTTTTTTCTAAATAAATCACCATCTGCTTTTTTAACAGACGCTCTTCCCTCAGCATGAGCTTTCAGCCTGGCTACTGCCCATTGATGAGGTGACATTTTAGGTCTACTACCTGAAGAGTAGTAAGCTCCTAAACCTCTTCTATAAATTTTATTGGCTCTTTCACTACCAAATTTTTTTACATATTTTGCTGGTGCTGACATATTAACCTCTCATTCTTTGTTTACTAATCCTATCCATCATTGCTGGTGTAAGCTTTCCTTCTTTGTATAACCTGGCAGTTCTTTTTATTTCTGCTTCTCTAGCTGAAGGGTTCTTTGCACCAGCTACATATTTTATTGGTACTCCCTTTTTAGTCTTGGGAACTTTAGCAAATTTTCTCTTAAAATTTTTTTTGGGATATGGCTTTTTCATTTAGTCAAACCTTTCTGCTTCTCATAGGTTCTAAGTGAACCAATACCAAGCATGCCACCAAGAACAGTTAAAAGTGTACCCATATCAAAACTTGGTAGTTCAGGTATTGTTACCCCAGCCATAGCACAACCAAATATTATAAGGTCTTTAAGGATAAAGTGGTATAGGAAAGCAATCGCACATGTCCAGCCAACTGCTAGTCTCCAGCCACCCTTGAATAAAGAGCCTGATTGTGCTTCAGCTTTATTAAGTTCTATCTGAGCAAGGGCAAGTTGTTGAGCATGTTTCTCAGCCATCGTACTAAGTTCAAAAGCGATCTTCTGCTTAGTATCTTTGTCTTCTATAAATTTTCCAAGTAGCTTTGTAGCTGGACCTATCAATGCTTGAATCATTTTCCTACCTTCTTTTGTGCTTCTTTGTGTGCTTCAGTAAATGACATTCCCTGGAGCATCTTTGATCTCATCATTCTCATATGTCTTTCACTATGATGTTTTGAATGTTTCTTCATCGTAGCTTCTTGTCTCTTGCTAAGACTTTTCTTTTTGTGTTCCACCTGAAACCTCCTTATGTTCGTGACCCATCCATATTCCAAATACTCCAGTCATAACTCCCATGACCACAGATACAAAAGCTGATTGAGAAGCAGTAGGGTCTTCTAATGCCATGAACCATTCTGCACATCTCCAGGACATAGCTGTCGATAACAACATCATAAATCTTGGGAGTATTTTCCAACGTAAAAATCTTTCAACAGTAATCAATACAACCTCATCTGTTCATTAACCCATACATTCTTACAATAACATTCTAATTTATTAGTCTCTCCAGCAATAGTTACTGGAGCTTGCTCTGATAAATATTTAGAAAAGTACAAACAATTATGCATGTTGGAGTAGTGAATAAGATTTCCAGTAGGAACACCAAGCATATAACATAACATTACAAAAGCTGGTTTCATTATAAACCCCTCTGCATTTTCCATAGGTATGCTATCAAAACAAAAAAACCTATGATTATTAAAGTTAAAACAGTTATACCAACTACATTTTTTATACGATCTAACCTTTCGATTTTGCGATGATGAGCTTTAATTCTGTCCTTCCTGATTTGACCTTCGAGTGCCAACAGCTGATTCCATGTTGCTTCAGAATATTGCATGAGTATTAAATTTTTTAATTCTTGTCTGTGCTTTTGCATTTTCTTTTTAGCCATCAAAGTTTCAACAGCTACTTTTTCAATGTTCTCACTACTAAACATTTGTTGCCATAGGGTAGGGTTCTTTGCACGTTTCTCCATATGCTCCAGGTCATGAGTGTGTGTGATCATATTTGTTACAGCAGAACTCATTTCATTTATATCCTTACCAAGTTGTATCCCTTGCTTTAAATAATCTACAGCTTTTGTTGCACCAGTTAATAATAATCCTATTGTTGCTGGATCGATAGCAACCTCCTACATAAACATCTGAGTTACAAGAAGCATTGTTATTGAACCCATACCAGCAAGTAACCAACTCTCAATTCTTCTAAGCGAAGTCTTAAGTTCCTGAACTGTATCCTTCAGGTTATCGATTTCAGTTTTCAGACTTTGCATCGTTGGCTTGCTCATCTTTCTTTACATCCTTTTTTTTTGCTTTAGGCTTTTCCTTTGCCTTTGGTTTTAAATGTGGATTTAAATCATATATATGTGCCATTGTTTACTCCTAACTTTTCCAGTAAGTCCTACCAGTTTTTATAACTGAGTTAATTCTTGTTAAATCTTTTTTTGAATATTTATCATCAAGTATTTCTTGTTCAAGTGACATGATTATTCCACCAACACTAGATTTTTTTTCTTCGTCAGTAGAATCTTTCATCTTTTGACCTGCTATTATCATTTCAATGATATCGCATTGATGTAACATTCCTAAGTAGTCTCGTTCAAGTTCGTTAACTGCCATAATTATGCTCCTTCTAATTCAGTTATTCTTGCTTGTAAGCTATCAACTTTTGCTGATAGTTCTTGTATTGCTTTCACTAAAATTGGATATGTATTCATTGGTCTTGCTTCTAACTTAGATGGGTTTTCATAACTAACCAATCTAGTTCTATCCGTTGAACTAAAATCCATTTCAAGTTCGTGCAATTCTTGTGCAATAAAACCAATTTCTTTTTTTCCATGCCAGTGACCATCTCTTCTATTCCATATAAACTTTCTTGGTTTCATTGCTTTAATAAAATCTAAACCTAAATCTAAATCTTCAATAGCTGTTTTATCTCTTTGGTCTGATAAAGAAGTTATAGTTTGAACATTACAACGTAGTGTAGCAGTAGTAGAATTGCCTAATGTAAATTCATTACTTACAAATGAACCACTTGGACCTGAAGCATAACCTATACAAGTATTGTTATTTCCATTATTAGCAGTACTCATAGCTAAAGCACCTATTGCTGTATTATTACTATAACTTCCTGATGCATCTAATGCTTCATAGCCTAAAGCAGTATTATTATCTCCTGAAGAAACAATTCCACAAGCATTAACTCCAACTGCAGTATTCTTTTGTCCATTTGATAAATTATCTAATGCGTAACTACCAACACCAACATTAAAACTTCCACTACCTCCTTGATAACCTGATTGATAACCTACAAATGTACAATGGTCACCTCCATCTAAATCATATCCTGCATACTGACCAACAAGTGTTGTGTAATCAGACTGGTTATACATAGAATAACCTGCATATGCTCCAACTGATGTTCCACCAATGTGATTTGTCCTTGAATTATATCCAATACCAACAGCATTACTTGAGTTATTATAATAAGGATTAGCACCATAACCTAGAAATACATTATAATCTCCACTATAAATACCAGTACCTGCATAACCACCAATACACGTATTATAGTTATCACCTGAATGACCTGAAGTTCTACGATAACAACGATAACCTATACCAATATTATAAGAACCACCATTATAAGAACTACTTGTACTTCCTCTAAGAGCTTCATGACCAACAGCAATATTGTTGTTGTTAGGATTGCCAAGTAATGTAATAGCTCCTAAAGCAACATTATTACTTGCATAAGTTATAGAAGTACCTGCTTGCCTACCAATTAAAGTATTATAACCACCACTAGTAAGATGATCTCCAGCAGTATAACCAACACAAATGTTACTATGTCCATTAGTTATATCATCACCTGCTTCCCAACCAACTGCCACATTATAATTACCAGTAACTCTATGTAACGCTTCCCAACCAACTGCCACATTACGTATTCCAGTAGTATTATATCTCATTGAGTTGTATCCAACTGCAGTATTCTCGTCACCAGTTGTAGTAAAACGTAATGCAAAAGGACCTAATGCTACATTATTATCACCTTCAGTAAGATTTCCTAATGCTTGCCTACCTACTCCTAAATTATTAGAACCTGAGGTCAAAGCCATTCCAGCATTATCTCCTATCATATGATTTCCATTACCAGTATTATTTGGAGCAGGTTCTGTAGCTTGAGAAGTGTTATTATTACTGCCAATTATAAAATTATTATTAGTTGCATATATATTTAACTTACCATTTAAAGAAGCACCCCAAGTCTCACTTGTTGTGCCACCACCACTGCCACCACCACCACTTATTGTAATGGTCTTTGTAGTGCCAGTACCACTAGCAGTAACACCTGCACCTACAAAGTTAAGTGTTGTTCCAGTAGTAGAAAGTGCGTTTCCTTCGTCTTGAACTGTTACACCATCACTTCCACCTGCTATGGTAATTGTCTTTGAAGCACCAGTTCCACTTGCAACAACTCCTGCTCCAACAAAATTAAGAGTTGTAGCAGAGGTAGATAAAGATGATCCTTCATCTTGAACAGTTATACTACCACTACCTCCAATACCTAAATTAGAAGGTGTAATCTTTTTCATTGTTCCACCATCATCTATAAGAATAAAGTCTGCATCACTTGATGATGTAGTTGTTGTTGGTGTATCTGAATTAGAAGTTGATATTAATGTTCCAGTTTTTGCAGGTAATGTTAATGTTTGATCACCACTAAAATCATTATGAAGAGGAGCTTTCAACGCAATATAATGAGCATTATTAGATTCACAATATAATCTTAATTCTGATTGTGATCCATCATTTTTAATATCTAATATACCACCATTTATTTCAACTCCAGTTGATTTAGTTTCAAATTTTTCTGTGCCATAATAATATAATTTTACTTTACCAGTTGATCCATCTGCTCTAAAATATTGATCTGTACCACCACTTCCATTATCAGTTTGAATAAGTACATCAAAATCATCAGCCGTATTCTGAATAATTAAATTACCATTATTGTTTTGGAGTTTTGTATAAGTTGCTAATTGTTCTATAATAAAATCACTATCTGAACCTAATATTAATTTTTTATTATCAGGAAACTTTACATCACCATTACTATCTGCTGTTACTGCTTTACTTGCTTCTACTGTTCCTAGTGTTGATACATCAACATAATTTAGTTCTGTAGTTGTTGCAGTTACTCCATCTAATTTATTTAATTCTGCATTTGTTGCAGTTACACCAACAATACCAGTTGAAGTTCCACTGACATTGCCAGTTACATTACCAGTAAGATTACCAGTAACATTTCCAGTTACATTGCCAGTTAAGTTGCCAGTTACATTACCAGTAAGATTGCCTTCAAGATTTGAAACCAAAGTAGCAGTAGTATAACCACTACCACTTGTGTTAACTGAAAACCCAGGGACTGATGTTGTGCTTTTAAATAATTTAAATTTATCATCTGTAGCATCTCTAAATAATCCTGCATATTGATGATATTGACTACCACTTGGTTTATATTTACCAAAGAAACCTATATCAAGTGTATCAGCAGAATTGTTTCTTCCTAATTCTATTAATGGATCTTCAACTCTTAATGTATCTGTGTCAATAGTAGTAAGACTTCCATTAACTGTAAGGTTTCCACTTATGTTCACATGATTGTTAAATGTAGCAGTACCTGCATCAGACATATCAAGTCGTAAAGCAGTTATTTCTGAAAAGTTATCCATGCCTTTAAATAATAAATCTTTATTAGCAAGAGGAGTTTTTATATAACTATCTGAATTAGTATCTTTACCAAATTCTAAAGTATTTGTAGGACCTGAGAAAAAATCTATAGTACTGTTTTTTATGATCGCAACAACATCATTGTCAGCATGAATGTAAAGATGATTAGGTATTCCAAAATCTATTTTAGTTTCATCATCTTCACCAATCTTCATATCAGTAGCAAGTAAACTTGTTATACCAGTTTGATCAGGCTTTAATGATACTGAGCCACCAGTTACACTAAAATAAGTAGAACTAAAATTAGCTATACCTTTGTTTGTTGTAGAAGCATCTTCTCCACTTATTGTAATCGTTTGATTAGAAGCTGTAGTATCAATACCTTCTCCACCTGCAATTGTAAGTGTTTGTCCACTTCCAGTATCAACAGAAGCTGTTCCTGATTCTCCTGCAATTGATAAAGATAAACTATCAAACATTTGAGGGTTACCAGTTGTAGAATTAAATCCTAATAATTTTCCTAATCTATCTGATTTAACTGGCAAGGTCATATTAGCACCATCCAGGATATCATGATCAGCTTGTCGAATAGCACGATCTAGTTCTTCATTCGTCTGTTGATGAATAAACATACTTGTATCAAAATCAGATTCTAATGAAGCTGAAGTTAGTTGACCACCTGATGTATAAACTGAGGTTCTAGTAAGAGGTATATCACCCAGTAAAGTCACTTTTTGTGAACTGGTAGGGAAGTTACCAGTTGTAAAAGTAACAGAACCTGACCCATTAGAACTATTTAAGGTAACTGTATAATGTGTTGTTTCTTGTTTTTCTGTACTATCAACAAAGACTTTAATTTCATCTGTAGCATTAACTTGAAACGTGAAAGTAAAAGGACCAGCACTTCCATTGCCATTGTACTGAACTCTTCTGTTTTGTGCCGTTACATCATATGTTGCCATATTATATTACCTCTTTACCTTTTATACACCATATTAAAATTTAATTGTATCATTATTGAAGTATTCCCATTTCTAGTTGATTTGGTTCTTTTAACAAAATTCCTAAGTCAGGATATTTTTT